TTTAAGGAGATAACAATATGAGTAAGGTAATCGGTATCGATCTCGGTACTACTAATAGTTGTGTCGCTATTATCGAAGGCGGCAATTCCCGTGTAATAGAAAACAGCGAAGGCGCTCGTACTACTCCTAGTATTGTAGCCTACACTGATAATGAAATCCTTGTAGGTGCTAGTGCCAAACGTCAAGCAATTACAAATCCAAAAAATACAGTATATGCAGCCAAACGTCTAATTGGACGTAGGTTTAAAGAAGAGGCTGTACAAAAAGACATTGATCTCATGCCCTACGAAATCTTTGAAAGTAATAATGGAGATGCTTGGGTAAGAGCACAAGGTAAAGAACTTGCACCACCTCAAATTTCAGCAGAAGTCCTACGCAAAATGAAAAAGACTGCTGAAGATTATTTGGGCTATGAAGTCACACAAGCCGTAATTACAGTGCCAGCGTACTTTAATGATAGCCAACGTCAGGCTACAAAAGACGCAGGAAAAATTGCTGGATTAGAAGTATTGCGTATTATCAACGAACCGACTGCTGCTGCTCTAGCCTATGGAGTTGATAAGACAGATAAAAAAGATCGTAAGGTCGCAGTATATGATTTAGGTGGTGGAACTTTTGACATCAGTATTATTGAAATAGCCAACTTAGATGGTGACAAGCAGATTGAAGTATTAAGTACAAATGGAGATACATTTCTAGGTGGCGAAGATTTTGATCAACGAATCATGGACTATCTAGTTGATACATTTAAGATGGATCAAGGTATTGATCTTACCAAAGATGTTTTGGCTCTACAACGTCTTAAAGAGGCTGCTGAAAAGGCAAAAATTGAATTATCAAGTAGCCAACAAACTGATATTAATCTACCCTATGTTACTGCTGATGCTAGCGGTCCAAAGCATTTAAATTTAAAATTAACTCGTGCCAAATTAGAAAGTTTAGTTGAGGATTTAATTGAGCGTAGTATTACTCCTTGTCGAACTGCTATGAAAGATGCTCATATAACACCAGCAGATATTGACGAGATCATTCTTGTTGGTGGTATGACACGTATGCCTAAGGTACAGGATGCTGTTGAAAAACTATTTGGTAAATCGCCACGCAAAGATGTTAACCCAGATGAAGCAGTAGCAGTAGGTGCCGCTGTACAAGGTGCTGTACTAAGCGGTGAGCGTAATGATGTATTACTACTTGATGTTACCCCACTGAGTTTGGGTATTGAAACATTAGGTGGTGTAATGACTAAGATTATTCAAAAGAATACTACCATTCCAACCAAGGCTAGCCAATCATTTAGTACTGCGGATGATAATCAGCCAGCAGTAACTATTAAGGTATTTCAAGGTGAACGTGAATTTGTTAGGGATAACAAATTACTTGGTGAATTTAATTTAGAGGGCATTCAACCACAGCCAAGAGGTATGCCACAAATTGAAGTTACTTTTGATATTGATGCAAATGGTATTATGAAGATTAGTGCTAAGGATAAAACTACAGGTAAAGAAAATAAAATTACCATTAAGAGTGATAGCGGACTTAGTAAGGATCAAATTGAAAAGATGATTCGTGAAGCCGAAGCAAATGCTGAGGAAGATCGCAAACAACGTGACATTGTTGACTTGCGTAATCAGGTTGACACACAAGTCTATCAGATCCGCAAGGATTTGAAAGAGGTTGACACTAAGTTATCCCAAACTGAAAAAGATAACATTGAGTCAGCCATTACAGCAGTAATGGCTGAATTAGCCACAGGTAATAAAGAGTCAATAACTCAAAAAGTTAGTGACCTTGTGGTGGCTGCACAAGTTATCTACAAGGCCAAGGAAAACCAAAGTCAACAAAAAGATAAGGACGTTACTGATGTAGATTTTAAAGAAGTTAAAGATGCAGCCTAACGTGCTTATAAATAGTCAAGTGGTGCTCGGGTGAGGCCACTTTTAATCTTGCTTAACTAAGGAGAAATTTAAATGACACAAACACAATTAGCTAGAATGGATACAGCGGCTTTAAATAAAGCGCTTATCGGTTTTGATCGTATTTTTAACACCATGGAACGTAGTTGGGCCAATAGTCTTAACAACAACTACCCACCTTTTAATCTAGAACGTCAAGGTGATGTTTACACTATTACATTAGCAGTAGCAGGCTTTGAACGTAGTGAGATTGATGTTAGCCTAGATCAAGATCAACTTATCATAACAGGACAAAAAAAATCTGTAACCTATGATGAGGATGTTGAAACTTTGCACAGAGGTTTGGCTCTACGTAACTTTGAACGCACATTTGCGCTTTCAGAGCATATGGAAGTTAAATCTGCTGAAATTAAAAATGGTCTATTGACTATCGTAATTGAAAGAATCATTCCTGAAGCGCTCTTGCCAAGAAAGATTCAAATTAAAGAAAGTTAACCCCTCGGGGGAGGAAACTCCCCCATTATTTGAATGGAGTCTAAAATGGCGGTAGATACAGAAATTACTACAGATGTTCAAATTGATGAACGAGTAAAAATTGAAATACGAGAACCTAAAAAATGGAATGTAATTTTTATTAATGATGATCAAACTCCTATGGAGTTTGTTATTAGTGTGTTAATTGAAATCTACAAGCATTCTTTAGAAACTTCAAAAGATATTACTCTTCATATTCATGAAAAAGGTAGTGGGGTTGCAGGTACATATAGTTTTGAGATTGCTGAAATAAAAGCAATTGAAACTACGAACTTAGCAAGGGCTAATGGATTTCCGTTACAAATTAAATTAGAAGAAGAATAAAAAAATCCTGTATTTTTGCCTCCTAAGTAAATATGCTTAGGAGGTTTTTTATGAGTTTAAGAGAAATTACCAAAGATTTACACCACGAAGCAGAAACAACTAAATTTGCCAAAATGTTATTGAGCGGCAAAATTAGCAAGGAAGATTACGCAAATTATTTGTATCAACTGTTGCCTATTTACGGCCCAATTGAATTTGGTAATCGTATGTTAGGACATTTTGCTAACATACAGGGTATTGAAAGATTACCAGCAATTTATCAAGATTTTATGGAATTATCCGGACCAGATCATAAGTTTACTTGGCTACCACAGACCCTAGCTTATCATGACTATTTGGTCCAGCTAACCAATGACCTAGATCGTAGGCACTTGCTCAAAGCACACTTGTATTGTCGCCATATGGGTGACCTAAATGGTGGCTTGATCATTAAGAAGCAAGTAGCACACATCAGCAAGGGTAAGTTTTATGAGTTTGAAAATCCTGATCAACTTAAAGTAGCAATCAGATCCGAACTAACAGATGATTTAGGTGATGAAGCTCGTGTGGCCTTTGAATGGGCCATTAAGATGATGAGGGATTTGTATAATGGAGAGTAAGGTTTGGGATAGTCTAATCAATGTACAGCATTTATTAGAAGACAATTTCACTCGCACTGGCACAGAAGTATTTGAAGAAGGCATGGATAGATTCAATCAACCAGGTTGGGTCAATCGTGTTTGGAGCAGCGATAGTTATCGTCGTGCTCACGTAGATGTAGTAGATGCCAGAGAAAAGAAAGGTTTGTGGATGATGCACTGTTGCGTATTTCCACATACACATAACCCAGCCCCCATATTTGGTTTTGACGTAATAGCCGGTAAGAATAAAATCACCGGCTGTTTTTATGACTTTAGCCCAACTACTAGACGAGATCATCCTATGTTAGAATGGTTTGAGCATGAAGTTAATAAGATGGAATGGCGTAAGGAAAGAGCACTTCCAGATTGGGCACAACGTATATTCAGTAAGAGTATGGTGGCTGCTGGAAATGTCCAGGACGAACACGAACTAAATCAAATCTTTAGCATGGCTCGTACTGGAGTAGAGCACTATCTCGCCACTGTAGGTGAAACTAATGGACAAGGTGATAGTAGAGAAGCACAGAATTTCTACGCACATAACCAAAAAATGAATCCTCATACACCTAAAGTAATGACCAGTTTGGGCTTAAATGAGGAGGATGTAAGGGTGTTTATTCAAGAATGTCTGTTTCCGGAGTTAAGATAAATAATTTCATGAGAGCAAACGAATTTCTTGTTGAGGATCCTAGGATAAAAAGCATGGTAGTCAGGTCATTGAGCAAAATGCCTGATGACGATCCCATTTTTAATGATGTTTATAAACGAATTGTTAATCAACCATTAGGAAACAGGTTAGAAAGATATATTCAAAATAGGGGTGATCAAGATGCTCTAAGAGCTGTTAAATGGCTAGTCACAGCCATACCTACTTTAGGAACAGCCCCAGAAGTTAAAGAATTTATAGGAAAATTTGTAGATCCTAAATTTGATCCTATTAATACTGAGGCATTAGCACCAGAACAAGGAATGAGTGGGCCAGCATCATTAGAAAGCATAGTAGAAGATCCATTTGCTAAAAAACTCTTCAATAAAATATTTCAAGAATTTGCTGGTAAAGGCGATGCTGGCCCTGGGGAAGCAGCATTGGCTATTCTAAGTCCTAATATTACTTATGGTAGCCCAGGTGATATTGTTATTAACGGTAAAAAAGTTGAAGTAAAAGCCAGCAGGGGAAGTGGTAAAGCTGGACGTATTTGGGATATGCCCTTAAATCAAAAACCCATGCTTGAAATATTGGCTCAATTAAAAATGAGTGCTTTTAGTGTGTTAGATGGAGAACAACCTTTTCCAGAACCAACTCTTGCAAAACCTTTTATTACAGCAGCCTGTGAAGCATGGTTCGGACAACCTCTAAGTCCAGTTATTAAAGCATTTGGACGACCAGGATTTAAAAACATTTGGCAAGCCACTGTATTTACAGTATATAAAGAGCATGGAAAATGGGACGGCTTGCTTGCATTAGGTGTTAAAACATATCAATATATAAATGACGGTGTTGAATTTGCAACAAACATGAAAAAAGCTAATCACGGAACAATTTGTAGGGCTAATGCTAAACAATCAAGAGAATTGGCTCCACAGGTTTTTATAGCGTGATCAATAACCTATTAGATATACAAGTCAAATACTTTTTACTTTTTTGGTACCTGCCCTACTTCATAATGGGCGATATGGACGCTTGGCAAAAGATGGGCATTACCATGAATGGTATAAAACCCATGTGTAAAGAATAACTATTTTCCCTGTACTAGTTCTGCTGAAAATACATTACCTACGCCTACATCAATAACGCAGGCTTTGGTTTTTCCACTTTGTAGTATGGTCCAAGTATTATGCTCTTTGCTGATCCAAAGACTCATTACACTTTTGGGATCTTCAATATCTCCATACCATACGGGATTTTCACCCGCACGTTGTAGTTCAGCAAATATGGCCTTGGCATCTCCGCAACTGACTTTTTTGTTTATAGTATCTAGGGGAATGTTTTGTTGAGCCAATACTACTCCGGGTAGTAACAAGAGGCCCGCTAGTAGTTGTTTCATATTGACTCCTAAGGCCCCCATTTACAACAAAGGGGTAGCGAGTCCCTT